TTTGTCATATCTGTTGCATCCTTGGGTCTGTTGATAATATATTTTTTTCTGCTTTAGGTCTAGCTACTGAATCTTTACTTCTTTTACGTAGTTGAGCAATAGCAGATTCTTTTAATGCTCTTTCTTTTTTTTGTTTTTGTAAATCTCTTTCTAAATTCATTTTTTATAACCTAATCCTGTTGTTCTATTTCCATATAATTTATTCCAAGACCATGAAGTTAATTTAGTTGACCAGTGATATATTAATGTTACTAAATATTTCATTTTTTATCCTTATTCATTCCGCCCCTAAAGATCTGAGTTCCCTTAATACCATAAATGCTCGCCACGACAAGAATCCATAAATTTGTGAACCAGCTCGGAAGCTGCGAGAACATATCAAAGAACAATTTTACCTTGTCCATTGCAGTTGGATCATCAGATACGACTGCCCACGCCAAAATTGCAATCGGCGTTGACAGGATTATCAAAACCGCCTCGTCCTTCCAGTCCGATTGACGTGCTTCTAATAATTTACCTTGGTAAGCTTCTTCCCCCTGAGCCATCTTTCTTGCGTGCATCATTTGTGCATCCGCCATCAGCATCTTTGTCTCTTGACGCTTTTTGAAGATGTGCGTACCTGCCTGGGCCGCTAATTTTATCGCACTTAACCACATTATATTTCTCCTGTCTTCTAATACACATATATTCTATCATTTTCTCTATACAATCGTAAGCCCTTGAACCACTTAACCTCCATCTCCAGGTTTGTGTCCAATGTGCTTTCCTTATTTTACATTTATGTATATTTCCGCCAAAAAAATTAGAAAATCTAGCTATATTATCTTTGTCAGTCATCTCAACACCGACCTGAAACGTTTTTCTACCGTTACCTTTACCCCAGATACCAAAACTTCCCTCACCATCAAAGAGTCCGGCTAAGAATATTATTTTATTTTTTTTTGAAAGTTTTTCGTAAGAGTTTTTTAGCATCCCGAATTTTTATTCCTTGTGGATTTGGTCCTCTCTTAGGTGGTGGCCCAGATTTAACTCCTCCACTCAATGAATTATTATTTCTTTGAGTCAATTTTCTCTCTCGCTATTTCTAATCGTTCGTCTGATTGTGCATCTTGTGTTGCAAGTCTATCATAATCAAATTCAAGTCTTTGTGCTGCTCTTTGATTCTCTTGATCAGCTCTAAATTTAGTTTCTTCAGCTTTTCTTTGAAGATCCATAGCTCTTAAATCAATTTCTTGTTGTTTAATTTTAATTAATGGGTCTTCTTTGTTCTGAGAAGCATTTTCAGTTTGTACTAACTCTTGAGTTATCTGTGCCGCAACCTTTGCAACCTCAGCTTCGAACATAATCTCAAATTGTTGTGGGTCTTGTTGGGCAAGTTGTACCATTTCAGGATTTTGCATCATCATTTCTTTTACTTGAGCCTTAGCTTTAAATGAAATGTGATCAGATATGTGTGATTGTAGTAATGCATACACCTGAGGATTAATTTGTACCATTCTAGATGCCATAAATGCCATGTGTGCAGCAATATGTGCATCATGATCTTGAAATTCAAACGCTGTAAGCAACTTCATTTGAAGTGCACGTGCATTTTCTTTCGCAGGATCTAAAGGTTCTGGTTGTTTTGGTGGTGGTTTTAGAATTTGATCTATAGTTTTTGTTCCAAGTGCTTCGTAAACACGTCTATATGCTTCATGTAAGTTGTGCATCTGTGGGTTTGACTGTGCAATTTGCAATTGTGCTTGTGCTAGTGTCACTCTTTGTGACATAGACATAATATTTGGGTCTGCAACAGGTAAAATATCTACTCTGTTATCAAAATCTGCTTGTTTTATTTCTCTTGGGCCACCGTAAACATCGTAAGGATATTCTGGTGGTAAGTATTCACCACAAATTCTTGCTAAAATTTTAAATTCTAGTCTCATTGCGTAGTAACATCTTTTGTGAACACCACTCATTACACGTGATCCTCTTTCCATCAACGCCATTGTAGTTCCAACGGCTCTGTTTTGAGCATCGTTACCAATATTTGAATCAGTGATCGCTGCAAATTTTTGTCCTGCTTGTACTACAAAGCCCATCAAGTTGTATAATGTAGGTGATGGCTCTGTGAATGGTAAGTTAAAAAACTGATCTCTAATATTTCCGCCAGGCGCATCTACATCTCTAAACTCTCCTGGTTGAATTGGTTGGTCATCGTCTCTAACTCTAATACCACGTGATTTAAATCCTGCTGGTAAATTTTTTAGAGTACCTGCATCAATCAATTGTCTTAAAGATTGAGTTGCAGCTTGTGATAAACCACCTATCATGTGTGTTAAACCAAAACCATAAAAACCTAATCCTGGTAAAAATTTGTAATGTACAAAATATTCTACTCTTGCATAACCTAAATCACCTGGTTTGTAGTTTCTGTATATAGATAAAATTTCCCCACTACCTTCATCAATAGTTACAATATATGGAATTTTAATTTTCTTAGCCTTGTCATCAAAATCTTCGTAGTCATCTAAATTTAAATCTACGTGCATTTCAAGAATTGTATTTAAGTAATCTGAACCATTACCTTTAACACCTTCTAGTTCATTTAATTTTTTCTGTACTGAATCTGGTTCTGTACTGCTGTCAATTAATTCTATGTCTCTATAAAAACCTGCAGCCATTTTCTTTGTGACATCATTCTGTGTCATTTTAATTACATGAGTTATTCTCTCACAATCTTTTAAATCAGATGCGTAGTAAGGAACTACTAAATCTTCTGCTGGAATAAATTTAGATACAGGTCTATCTAGTAATGCATCATAGTAAATTTTTTTAAATGTAGATCCTGATAGTGGTAGATAAAATAACATCTGATCCATATCAGTCGTGTAATCTTCCATCTCCTCCATCAGCAGGTAATTCATATAATCTTTAACTCTATCTGCTTGTTGTTCGGTAGCCGGTGTTTGTAAACCTATAACTTGTGTTCTAACTGGCCCATCAGATGGCACTAACTCTTTGTATGCTTGTGCTTGGAATTGTGTAACCGATTCAGCTAACAATGGATGCGTGACACCGGAAGCTCCTTTAAATGGTTTTGTTACTTCCTGGTATTTAGTTCCTAATAAATCTAAACCTTTAATATAAGCATCTTCCCATTCTTTTCTAGATGTCTTATCTTTTTTGTATTCTTCAATAAGTTCCATGGCCATGTCTTTAAGCTCTCGCTCGTCCATGCCTTCTGCTAAGTTTGCATTAAAATCGTCTTGAGGTCTTTCCTCTACAACCTCTTCTTCTCCTTCAACTTCTACGTCAATTGGAAGACCCTCAGGTTGTTCAACTACTTCTTCTGCTAATTCCTCTGTTACCTTTTCTACTGCCATGATTAATTGTACCTTATTGGTTTAAACATATCCACCACAAGTCCACCTTTGGACTTGTAAGTTTTTTGTGTATTTCTCATTAGTGGAACCACTTTAATCGCATATGCATCAAAATACAAGCGTGGATCTCCTTCTGGAATATTCTTAGTTCCCTTTTCAGGATTCATACCAGAACTACTGTGGTATTCACTTTTAATTTCTTTTCCTTTTAATGGGTGATCTGATGGATATTTAAATCTATCACTACTAACATTTTTATATGGTTTAGTTGGATCAGATAAAGATATCTTTGTAGGCCCTGCTTTTGATCCATAGAACCTAGCATTCTTAGACATTACATCTGGAATAACTGCTTTACCTTTTTTACCTATACCTTTACCGTTTGCATAACCGTAAAATCTTTCATTACCCGCTTTGTACCCTTGTCTGAAACTTACTTTGTCAAACGGGGCAACGGCTACGTAATCAACATTTTCACGTGCAGCCTTCTGCATCAAATATTTAATTGCATGATCTCCGTATGAATCTGCTTCGACCATTGGGAAGTAATCTTTTTTATCGTCATTGTAAGTTTTTCGTCTAGTAGTTAATCTTTGTAATTTTGTATTAATATCTTTCATAGATGAACTTATCGCATTCACTCTACCAAACTCATTATTAGCAAGTGCATCATCCATATCTTTAAGCATCTTACCTCTTTGGCTAACAAGTAAGTTTAATTCTAAATCAGCATTAAAAGGGTTCAATCTTTTCTCGCCTGCTAGTTGTTGGGCTTTAGTCATACTTTTAGCAATACTCTGGTTTACATCAGATTGTATTTCATTAATCATAAATACTTTTTTACCATCAGGTGTGAACCTTGTATCGTATCTAATGTGGTAAATATTATTTACATCACCAATCTCATCACCAAAGTGTCCTCCTTTATTTCGAAGTGATGCATTAGTTGTTATATCTTCTGGAAGTGTAAAGATAGTTTCTCTGTAATCTTTACCACCTTGTAATGTGTAATTAGACTCGCCACCATATCTAGTTTTTGTAGCCTGCATTGGACCTACTTTGTTATTGATATCACCAATAACTTTGTTTAATGCTTTTTTTTCATCTACAGGTACTAAACCAGAGTTTGTAAAATTTTTTAATGATTCATTTAAATCTCTTAATGCTGATCTACTTGGAACACCTTCATCAGCTTTTAAATAGTATTGCAACTGATCTAACTCATATTTTAAGGCATCGTTGTCTTTGTATTTAACTTGTAAATCTCTTACGGTATTTCTTGCATTCTTCGCTGCTACATCAAATGCTTCTTGCGCACCTTTGTTAACACCAAGTTCAATTGGTTTTAATCTATTAATAGGATTTAGTTTAATCATGGCTCCTACTTCATTAGCATCGAGCTTTAGACCAAATTTCTTTGCTGCATATAACAGTCCACCTGTAAGATCTCCTGCTTCATTGAATACTGCTAAATTGGAATCGAATAATTCTTCTTTGGATACATTAACTTCTTTACCGGCAAACGGGCCTGAATCGTATTTAAATCTTTTTTGCTCACGAACAGTTTTCTGTGCAGGCTTACCAAATATTTTAAAGTTTACTTTTCTAGTAGATGTTAAGTGATCTAGCCACTCATCTGCAGTGTACTTAGATCTACCCATTCTCATAGCCCAGTCATATGTGGATGAACCGAAAGCAGGTGCTAAGTCATCACCCATCTGCAGGGGTTTTGTTTTCTTTAAAACTACTGGTGGGTTTTTTAATTCTTGTGTAACTAACTCTTTAGCCTGTGCCTGTGAAGGTTTAGGTGTGTAAGTTATTTGATTTGTCTGTTGTCCGGTGGTCGGTGTTGCTGAAGGCTTCTTCGCCTTAAGTAATTCTTTACCAGCTCTAAGTAATGCCTTCAGGGACATTGTCCCTCCTATGTGATTTTAGTAGGTCTTGTTCTACCTAGTTTGCAACCTCTTGCTTTGATCATAGTACCTTTAGAATAACCCATAGGTTTTTGCATCATTCCGCCACCCATTTTTTTCTTTACTCTGATATGTTTAACAACATTTTGATTTTTTTCATCGTAGTGACCACTACCTTTTTTTAAACCTATAGGCTTTTGCATCATGCCACCACCCATTTTTTTATCTTTCTTTTTCATTTTAGATTTTAAATATTGTTGTGCAGCGACTCCCGCAGCACCGACACCTAAAGCTATTTTACCAACAGTAGTTGCTTTTAATGCTTTCTTACCGACTTCTAAAGCCATTCTTCTTTTATTAAATTCAGAAGCAGACTCTCCAGGTTTAAATCCTTTTGCTTTTCTCATCGCTTCCATAGATTTAAATTTTGTCTTACCTTTACCAACTTTAGATCCAGGTTTAACTGAACTAATAACAGGAAGGTTTAGACCACTTCCTCTTTTGTATTTTGCTACGCCACCCATTTTTTTACCAGATATTCTTTTTAGCATTGCGAGTGGAGATAAAAATTCTAAACCTTTAGCACCTTTGTCTTTTGCTCTTTTCATAAACATTAAACCTAAGTTAGCTTTTTGTACTTTACCTGGTTTAACTTTTTCATCTTGAAGACCCATGCCTCTGCCTTTTGCTTTCTCAGCTCTTAGAACAGCGAAATCTTTTTCATCAATTTTGTTTGGTGGTGGAGCTTTGGCTGCAATTTTTGCTTGGCCACCTGATAGCATTTGTGGAATTTTTACAATTTTTCCTCTATCATTTTTTTTATATGAAAATGGTCTTTTACCACCACTATAATATTTTTCTATTTGAGCTGTAGTTCTAGTAGTAGAACCTCCCTCTTCTTTTGAAGTTTGAGTTTGACCTTTTTTTAAACTAGTTCTTCCTGGCATAGTAGCTCCTAATAATATTTATATTCTTTTTCTACTTTAATGTGGTCATCATCCCAATCATCAGAATATGTTGAAACAAATCCACCTTGTCGATATCTTAACACAGCTTGGGTCATAGAATCAACATAGTCATCGTATTGTCCGTTAGGAAACGCTGCACACTCCTCAATCACTTCCTGTGCCCAGTGTTCGTCTAAAGGTGCAAATACCATACCAGACTCAAATACAGGTGCACAGCTATTTATTCTAGTGTGCTTGTCTCGTCCTCTAGCTGGAACATAATCAACAACAGGTATACCTGCACGTCTTAGTTCGTGAATTAGTGGTGTACCACTAGCTTTAGCTTCAATGATCACGGTTTCCGGTTCCCAGTAATGGTATTGCTCTAATGCAACATTTTTTAAATCTGGAAAATCATACCGTCCCTTTTGAGCATCTAATAATATAATTGCTTTTTCATAACCTTCTACAGGTTCAAATACCCCCCAGGTGGTAATAGCAGAATAGTCAGCAGTTTCTTTTTTAGAAAATGCAGTATCATAAGATTGTATCACATGTAGTAATTTTGGAAGTTGCTCATTATTATAATCCTGCCACCATTCCCTTTTTATAATTGCACCCTCTTCTGAAGTTGGGTCCTGCATATACTGTGCGTTCCAGTTTTTTGTAGAGATTGAGGCTTTCACAGAATCTAAATCTTCTTTGTTCCAATACTCAGGCCATACTGGTTTATCATCAGGCATGATCGCAGGAAAAGAAATTACTTTCCATTGATCTGCTTTGGTACCACTTTGTGCCTTAACCAACCTTCCTGTAAGATCATCGGTAGCCCAACGAGTCATTACAACTAAGATTCTTCCTCCTGGTTGTAAACGCTGTCTGGGTCCTGAACTATACCATTCGTAGGCACGTTCCATTGCTGTATCGGACAAGGAATCTTGTTCCGTATGTGGATCATCAATGATAAGCAAATCGGCCCCTCGACCTGTGATAGATCCGCCAACACCCGCTGCAAAGTATTCTCCACCATGATTGGTTTCCCACCTGCCTTTTGCTTTACTGTCTTCTCGAAGTGTAACACTTCCAAAAATTTCTTTATACTCCTTGGTGTTCATTAAGTTACGAACCTTAGAACCAAATCTAGAAGCAAGTTCAGCATTGTGGGAAACTTGCATAATTTTTTTCTTTGGATACTTTCCAATATACCAAGCAGGGAATAAATAAGATGCAAATTCAGATTTAGTATGACGTGGTGGCATGTTGATCACGAGCCTCTTTGCGTCTCCATCTGCAATATCTTGGAATGCTTCAGCAATAATTTGATGGTGCCCGTACTTCTTTGGGTCCTTTGTTTTACGATAAATAAAATCTTGCCAAACAGACTCAGCAAAAACTAAAAAATTATCCTGGCAGAGCTTGATCCACTCTAATTGTTTTTTGAGAATTATATCTTTTAATTCTTCTTCAGTTAGGTTTTCTATTTTCATCTCGTTTGGGACCCTAGTATATTTGTATATCCTACTTTGTAAACCCTTTCGCCACAGAAAACCTAGCCC